AAAGTCGTGCCAATATCAACGAACTATCCTTTCTTCTTTAAGCCCATTCAAGACGGTATGGATAGACCAAAAACAGAATTGGCATATAGAGTGCCAGCATCAAAACTCACTAGAAGATCTATATCGGACACAGAGAACGAAGAAATACTCACTGGACTCGACACAACTATTGACTGGAAAAACACTGGAGATAACTCTTACGATGGAGAAAAGTTGCGATTACTCGTCCATGATGAATCTGGAAAATGGGAACGTCCAGATAATATCCTCAACAACTGGCGTGTCACTAAAACTACATTAAGACTTGGTCGTAGAATTATTGGCAAGTGTATGATGGGGTCAACTTCAAACTCTCAAGAAAAGGGAGGAGGGAATTTTAAGATATTATATAGGGATTCAGATGTGTCTGAAAGGAATGCTAATGGTCAAACAAAAAGCGGACTATATAGTTTGTTTATTCCTATGGAGTGGAACTTTGAAGGATTTATTGACGCTTATGGTCAACCTGTATTTAGAAAGCCAGAAAATATTGTTTTAGATGCTCTTGGAGATGTTATAGAGGGGGGAGTATTAGATTATTGGGAAAATGAAGTAGAGAGCCTTAGAAGCGATTCTGACGCACTTAATGAGTTTTATAGACAGTTTCCAAGAACAGAAGGACATGCTTTTCGTGATGAAGCTAAAAATAGTTTATTTAATCTAACTAGAATATATGAACAAATAGACTTTAATGATAATCTTGAAAGGCAACGTGTTGTACAAAGGGGAGGGTTCTCTTGGAAGAATGGAATCAAAGACACGGAGGTTATATGGACGCCAGAAAAGAATGGAAGATTTTATGTGACTTGGATACCTCCACGAGATCTTAGAAACAGGGTTATACATAGAAATGGATTTAAATATCCTGGAAACGAGCACATAGGGTCTTTTGGATGTGACTCTTATGATATATCTGGAACCGTAGGGGGAGGAGGTTCTAATGGAGCTCTTCATGGATTTACAAAGACAAACTTTGACGGTCCTTCTAATATGTTCTTTTTGGAGTATATATATAGACCTCAAACGGCAGAGATTTTCTACGAGGATGTTCTTATGGCAATGGTATTTTATGGTATGCCTATTCTAGCTGAAAATAACAAACCTAGACTTTTGTATCATTTAAAAAATAGAGGATATAGAAGATGGAGTATAAACAGACCAGATAAACATACAAATGATTTATCTAAAGCAGAAAAGGAGCTTGGCGGTATACCGTCCTCTCCTTCAGTGATTTCCATACACGCAGAAGCTATAGAAAGCTATATAGAAAACAATGTTGGATTTAGTGACGAGGGAACTGGAAAGATGTACTTTACAAGAACTTTACTTGATTGGGCAAACTATGATATTAATAATAGAACAAAGTTTGATGCAACAGTAAGTTCAGGATTGGCTATCATGGCAAATCAGAAGTATGTCCTTAAGCCTCAAAAAAATAGTATAGAAATAAATGTTAACTTTGCAAAGTATAATAATGGAGGCATAGTTAGCTCTATTATAAAGTAAAAATATGCAAGATTCTTCTGGGAGATATACTATAGGATTTCCAAATCAACTAGCGTCTGATGCAGAAAAAGCATCTAAACAATATGGCTTAATGGTAGGACGTGCTATTGAGTCTGAATGGTTTAGAAAAGAGGGTGGTCAATCTAGGTTTTACAACAATAGAGATACATATCACAAGCTTAGAACTTACGCTATGGGCGAACAGTCTGTGCGTAAATATAAAGATGAACTTGCTGTCAATGGAGACATATCTTATCTAAACTTAGACTGGACTCCAGTTCCTATTATTCCAAAGTTTGTTGACATTGTGGTTAATGGAATAACAAACAGACTTTTTGATATTAAAGCGGAAGCTGTAGACCCAATATCGTCAAACAAAAAAGCAATGTACAAAAATCGCATTCAAACTGAAATGCGAAATAAAGAAGATTTTGAAGAAATAGGAGCGTTGTTAGGGAAGAATATGTTTTCTACTCAACCAGACATGCTGCCAGAATCTGACGATGAGTTAGAGCTTCACATGAAAATCGACTACAAAGATGATATTGAAATAGCTGAAGAGAAAGCTATTGAGACTACTTTGAAATACAATAACTACGAATTAACCAAAAAACGTGTAGATGAAGATGCTACAGTTCTTGGTATATCAGCAATAAAGCATTCTTTCAATAGACATGAAGGGGTGAAGGTTGAATATGTTGATCCTTCTGATTTGGTGTACAGCCCCACAGAGGATCCTTATTTTGATGACTGTTATTATTTTGGTGAAGTTAAGAATGTAAATATCACTGAATTAAAGAAAATAGATCCATCACTAACGCAGGCAGAAATAGATGAAATAGCTAAATCTTCGTCTAAATTTGATGCTTATCAAGGAATGCGTGGTGGCTATAAGACCGATAACTTTGATTATAACACAGCTACATTGCTGTATTTCTGTTATAAGACGGACAAGAATATCGTATATAAAAAGAAAAAAAACGCCTACGGAGGAGATAGGGTATTGAAAAAAGACGATCAATTCAATCCACCCAAGACAGAGCAAGCTCGTTTTGAAAAACTATCTAAAAGAATTGACGTATGGTACGAAGGTGTTCTTGTTCTAGGAACAAACAGAATCCTGAAATGGGATGTAATGAAAAACATGGTGAGACCGAAAAGCTCGATGGAGAAAGTATACGCTCCATTTATTGTAAGTGCACCAAAAATGTACAGGGGTCAGATTGATTCACTTGTTAAAAGAATGATTCCTTTTGCGGATCAAATACAATTATTACATTTAAAATTACAGCAGGTTGCTGCTAAAATGATTCCAGATGGAGTTTTTATTGACATTGATGGACTTAGTTCTATTAATTTAGGCAATGGAAACACGTATTCTCCACAAGAGGCTTTGAATTTATATTTCCAAACTGGATCAGTTATAGGTAGAAGTCTTACGGAAGAGGGAGAATTTAATCACGGCAAAGTTCCTATTCAGGAATTAACCTCATCTGGAGCAAACGCTAAAATATCTTCCCTTATAAACGTATATAACTACAATCTTAATATGTTAAGGGGCGTGACAGGCTTAAATGAAGCTAGAGATGGTTCTATGCCAGATTCACATGCTTTAGTAGGTGTTCAGAAGCTTGCTGCACTAAACTCAAATACTGCAACAAGACACATTTTAAAATCAGGGATATTTATAACACAGAGACTTGCAGAGTGTGTTAGTTATCGTATATCTGACATATTAGAGTATTCTGATATGAAAGAAGACTTTGTTAAAAACATTGGCAGGCATAGCGTTGAAATACTTGAAGAGATTAAAGAGCTTCATTTACACGATTTTGGAATTTTTATTGAATTACATCCTGACGAAGAAGAAAAACAGATGCTTGAGCAAAACATCCAAACATCTTTATCTGCTGGTAAAATTGATATAGATGACGCAATTGATATTAGAGGCATTAAAAATGTAAAAATTGCCTCACAATTGTTGAAAGTTAGAAAAAGACGCAAAGAAAAACTAGACAATAAACGTCAACAAGAAAACATTGCGTTACAAGCTGAGGCTAATCAACAAGCTGCTTTAACGGCTGAGCAAGGCAAACAACAAACAGCACTAGCTAAAATGGAGGCTGAGGCTAAAATAAAACAACTTGAGGCTGATCTTGAAATGCAAAGAATGCAACAGGAGTTTTATTTAAAATCAGAACTTATAAAACTTCAGAAGGGCATTGAAGGACAAATAAAGTCTACTGAAATGCAACTTCAAATGGAAAAAGACAGGTACAAAGAAGATAGAAAAGACGGTAGAACTGCGAAACAAGCTACCCAACAATCAAAATTAATTCAGCAGAGACAACAGGATTTAGATCCAATTGACTTTGACGGCAGGGATTCATTAGGCTCAGGCATAGAGGGAATCGTAGGCATTGATTAATTTTATAATTTTGCATAATAATTAAATCTAATTTATATGGAATGGAAAGTAAGGGCGTTGGATAACGATGGTAATCCTATTGAGCCAAATCAAGAAACTGTACAAGAAGAGGTGCAAGAGCCTGTTCAAGAAAGTGTACAGCAAGAGATAGTAGAAGAAACAACAGAAGAACAAGAGGTTGTAGCGGAAAGCGAGCCATCTGTTGAGGAAAAAATAGAAGATAAAGTTATAGAAAAGCCTTTCGAGCTTGACGATAATAGTATCTTGAGTTATTTAAAGGATAGACACAACTTAGAAGTTGAGTCTATTGACGTTCTTAAAAATACTGGAAAAAAACAAGAGCAATCTTTACCAGAAGATATTGTTAAGTTTATGGAGTACAAGAAAGAGACTGGACGTTCTTTCGATGACTATGCTAGACTACAACAAGACTGGTCACAAGTCGATGAGACAACACGTTTGCGAGAATATTATAAGCAAACAAAGCCTCATTTAGATATAGATGAAATTGATTATTTAATCAAAGAAGAGTACAGCTATGATAGTGAACTTGACGATGAAAAAGATATCAAGAAAAAAAAGATTGCATATAAAGAGGAATTATATAAAGCTACTAGCCACTTTGAAGCGTTAAAGGAGAAATATAAAGCACCACTTGAGTCAAGAGATGCCGATATCCCAGAGCCCTACATGGAAGCTTTTAACTTTTATAATCAATACAGAGAACAATCTGAGCAAGAAGCAGAAGCTCAAAAACAGCGCTCTAAAGTCTTTGCTGAAAAAACGAATGTTCTTTTTTCTGATGATTTCAAAGGTTTTGAATTTAAAGCAGGAGAAAAGAAACAAGTTTATAAGCCATCCGATATAAGTAAAGTTAAAGAAGTACAGTCTGATATCAGCAACTTTTTTAATCAACACTTAGATGAAAATGGAATAGTTAAAGACATTAATGCGTATCACAAAGCTTTGTACGCTGCACAAAATGCAGACACTCTATTTAATTTTGCTTATGAGCAAGGTAGAGCAGATGCAACGGATGGAATTGTTAAAGAAACTAAAAATATAGACATGAACATCCGTGAAAATGTAGTAACAGAAAGCGGAGGTACAAAGTTTAGAGCTGTTTCAGCAGAAGATGAGTTCTCGTTTAAAATTAAAAAACGATAATTAATCATTAAAAACTTTAAAAAATGAGTGTAACTATTTCTGGAGTACAAGGTGCTTTAACCCCAGCTCCATCAAAGTCGACTTTATCGACTAACTATTTAGGGTCTGCTATTGAGTTTACTTCTCAATACTTACCTGATGTTTATGAAAAGGAGTTCGAAAAGTACGGTAATCGTTCTGTATCTTCATTCTTAAGAATGGTAGGTGCTGAGATGCCTTTCCAATCGGACGTTATTCAATGGGCTGAGCAAGGTCGTCTTCACTTAGCTGTGTCTGGCGCTACTCGTTCAGGTGATGTAATCACTTCTAACGCACACCCTTTCCGCGTTAACCAAACAGTAATCATTTCTGATGGAACTGACCAAGACAAAGCTATCGTTACAGCTGTAACTACTAACACATTTGATGTTGCTTCTTATTCTGGAGCAAACATTGCTGCTGCTGTTGGTACAACTGGACTTAGCGTATTTGCTTTCGGTTCTGAATTTGCTAAAGGTACTGCTGGAATGAGCGGTTCTCTAGAGGCTCCTAAAGATATCCAAACTACTACTCCTATTATCATCAAAGATAAATATGAAGTAAATGGTTCTGACATGGCTCAGATTGGATGGATTGAAGTAACTACTGAGAACGGTGCTACTGGATACCTATGGTACTTAAAATCAGAGCATGAAACTCGTCTACGTTTTGAAGATTACCTAGAATTATCTCTTATTGAAGGAGAGCCTGCTGCTTCTGGATCTGGTGCTGAAACTGCTGGATACAAAGGAACAAAAGGTTTATTCTATGAATTAGAAAATCGTGGTAACATTTCTACTGGTTCTATTGCTACTCGTGCTGACATCGAAGAGCTTATCAAAGTTCTAGACAAAGAAGGAGCTATCCAAGAAAACGTACTTTTCGTTAATCGTACTAAATCTTTCGAAATTGACAAAGTATTAGCTGATCAAAATAACAGCGGTGCTTCTACAAGCTCTTACGGTTTATTTGATAACGATGAGTCAATGGCTATCAGCTTAGGATTCAAAGGATTCAACTTAGGCTATGATTTCTACAAAACTGACTGGAAATACTTAAACGATGCTACAACTGGAGCCTTAACTTCTGGAGTAGATGGTGTATTAGTTCCTGCTGGTACTACTACTATCTACGATCAAGTTTTAGGTAAGAACGCTGTTCGTCCTTTCTTGCACGTGAAATATCGTAAGTCAGAAGCAGAAGATCGCAAGTATAAGTCTTGGGTTACTGGTTCAGCTGGTGCTGCTGGAATGACAAGCGACCTTGACGCAATGCAAGTTCACTTCTTAAGTGAAAGAGCGCTTTGTGTTCATGGAGCAAACAACTTCATCCTTATGAAGTAATATTTATCTAAAGGGGATGGGACATCCTGTCCCCTTTTTTTTAATTTAATTAAATAGTAATAAAATGGCAAAAAAAAATACAACTACCCAATCTGGTTGGGAAGTAAAAGATAGAGTTTATATATTATCTGGAAACAGAACTCCAGTAAACTTCATTCTAAGATCGAGACATAGTCTCAACAAACCACTACAATATTTTGACGGACAGATTACACGTTCACTTAGATTCGCATCGAATCAAACTTCTGTGTTTGAGGATGAGCAATTTGGAGATGTGACTCTTCCAGCGATTATATTTAAAGACGGAAAACTAATTGTTCCTAGAGAACAGGTTTTGTTGCAACAATTTTTAAGTTTATTTCACCCAGACAGAGGTAAAGTATACGAAGAATTTGACCCCAATGCTAAGGCAGAATTAGAGATTGCTAGTGAAGAGGAGAAGCTTGATGCTCAAAATTTAGTTAGAGAAATGGATATTGAAGATTTAGAGGCTATAGCACGTGTTGCTTTAGGGTCTGGGGTTTCAAACATGAGCTCTAAAGAAATGAAAAGAGACATGCTTATTTATGCTAGAAACAATCCAAAAGAGGTAACGGATTTAGCTCAAGATGAGAATATTAAATTACGTAATCTAGCTGTTCGTGCAGTTGAAATGGGAGTGCTCTTTATTAAAGACGACAATAGAACTGTATGCTGGAACAATAAAACAAAAGACAAAATTGTAACAGTTCCTTACGGTGAAAATGTATATTCAGCTCTTGCTGGGTTCTTTAAAACAGATGACGGACTAGACATTTTACAAGGCATCACCAATAAAATGTAGTGTTTCCACCCAACACTACCACAAGAGGGGAGTTACGAGAGTGGCTCCTCTTTTTTTTGTATTTTTGTGGAAAGATTTAGTAATGATAGATAACGTAAGAAGCACTGTATTAAGTGTGTTAAATAAAGAGAACAGAGGAACTCTTACGGTTTCTCAGTTTAATGCATATGCTAAGTATGCTCAGCAATCATTGTTTGACCAATACTTTTCTGAATATTCTCGTTTATCTACATTAAAAAACGCTAGAAGATTATCTAGGGATCAGGGAGATAAATTAACTATTTTAAGATCGAACATAGACAAGTTTATGAAGTCTGCAACAATATCTAAGACTTCTACATATTACATCAAGCCATCTGACTTATACGCTCCCATATCTTTAGTATATGGAGGAAAAATGGTTGAATATATTCCAAAACATAAACAAACGTTTTTAGAGTCATCTAACATATCTGGTCCATCAACATTGTATCCAGGATATTGTGATGAGAATGATTATTGGTATTTAAAACCAGCTTCTTTAGCAGATGATTTAAGTTTATCTTACATAAGAACTTTAGCCGATCCAAAGTGGACATATACTGTAGTGGCAGAGAACCCTATATTTAATCCTTCGGCTGGAGACTATCAAGATTTCGAGCTTGGTCCAGATGACGAAACTGGATTAATTATAGAAATATTAAAACTATCTGGAGTAACTATTAGAGAGGCAGAAGTAACTCAAGCAGCCGCTCAAATAGATGCTATAGATGCGCAAAAAGAAAATGTATAATAGATGGCACTAACAGATCAACAATATTATAATGATAGCGCTAATTGGGGTGAAAGTCAGTTTGTGCTATTGAAGGATATCATAAATAATTTTATGGCATTCTATGTAGGAGATGATAAATTAATAAATGATGTTCAGCGTTATGATGTTGTATTTCATGCAAAGAGGGGATTACAAGAACTTCATTATGATGCATTAAAAGACGTTAGAGCTCTTGAATTGGAATTGCCTGATGATTTAAGACTTGAGTTGCCAAAAGATTTTGTTAGACTAATTAGACTCTCTTGGGTTGATGATTTAGGAAGGCTTCATCAAATGATGTCTGACGATCAAACTACAATAGCAAAGGCATATCTACAGGACAATGATTACAACATTATATTTGATAGTCAAGGCGCTGCTACAGAAGGAACCTCAGTTATAGACACAAAACTAGCTCTAGCTCAAAGTGTAGACAACGATACATTTACAAATTTAGATTATGAGTTTTTTGGAGGTCGCTTTGGGCAGGACACAAAAAGCGCTAATGTAAATGGGAAGTACAATATTGATAAGAATTTAGGATATATTAGATTTAGTTCAGATGTAAAAGGAAAAGCCGTTGTTATAGAGTATTTGACAGATGGCTTAGAATACATGAATGAAGATGAGTTGAAAATAAATAAACTTGCTGAGGACTTTTTATACAAGTATATTGCATATCAAATAATTCAATACAAGTTTGGCGTTCAAGAGTACATTGTTAGACGTGTGAAGGGGGAGCATTTTGCAGCCCTTAAAAACATGAAAATAAGAATGATGGATATACATCCATTTGATTTAGTACAGGCTCTTAAGGGACGTAACAAGTGGATTAAATAATGAAAATACAAAATCTATTTACATCTGGAAAGATGAACAAGGATCTTGACGAAAGACTTGTTCCTCAAGGAGAATACAGAGATGCTCTTAATGTCAAGGTTGCAAATTCAGAAGGCTCTGATGTTGGTGCAATAGAAAATTCGCTTTCAAATGAAGCAATGACTTCCCTTGACTTTGGAACAAACCCAATGTGTATAGGGGCTGTAGCAGATGATAAAAATAGAAAAATATATTGGTTTGTAAAATCAGATACAGGGTCTTATATAGCAGAGTATTCAGAGTTTACAAATAGTGCCGCATTTGTTTTAAAAGACACAAGAACAAATAGTGTCTTAAACTTCAAGAAGCATAAACTCATAACTGGAGTTAATCTTTTGATTAATGATGACGAGGATAAAATATTCATATACTGGACAGACGGTGAAAACCCACCTAGATTTTTAGAAGTTTCGGAAGCTAAATCATTTGCAGAAAATGGTTTTAATGAGGAAGATATATCAGTAATTAAAGCACCTCCAAGAAAAGAACCATCGATAGCGTTGGTTATAGACGGTCAACTAGATGACAACTATATTAAGGAAAAGTTTTTTACGTTTGCTTATAGATATAGATACAACCACAACAAGTATAGCGCACTATCTCCCTTTTCAGAAGTAGCGTTTTTCCCTAACGATGATACGTTTCAAGACAAGCCTTATGATGTCTATGCAATGACTAATAAGTACAACTCAGTAAATATAACTTACAATACTGGGTCTAGTCGGGTTCTTGAGATAGAGGTTTATGCTAAAGAAGAAAACTCACCAAACAATTATTTGATAGGTAAGTTTAACAAGCAAAATGACGGTATTGCTGACAACGCAGAGTATACCATTAGTTTTAATAACAATAAAATATACACTGTACTTAGTGAGACACAATATAACAGGGTTTATGATAATGTGCCAATAAAAGCGCAAGCCCAAGACTTTATAGGCAATCGTATTGTATACGGTAACTATGAAGAAAATTATAATATAACAGAGCCTTTAGATCTTGATCTTCAAATTCAAACAGAAGCTATAGGCGCTGGATGTGCTTCAAATAGAAACTACAAGATTAACAACACAACATCTAGCGATATAATTTATCAATATTTACTATGTGATGAAACATCAACTCCATCTGGCTGCTACACTTATTCTGTTCAGAACAATGATTTAAGTCAAAGTGCAACTTTTAGATATATTGACTGCAATGGAGTTTTAGTCGAAGATGTAGTTGTGTTAGCAGATAGCTCAACACCAGATTTTTGCGCTCAAGCTGGATCTGTATCCAGACAAGGTGGTGCTCAAATAATAATAACTGAAGAGAATACGTCTTGTACGTCTTATAGAGAGGGAATAGCTAAGCCAGGCAACAATTATATTTGTGCTTCTCAAGTAGTCAGTCAAGCTGGGCTTACAATTACAGACGAAGGGGATTGTGGTGGAGAGTACGGCACGGTTAAGACATTAAAGAGCAATAGAAACTACATTGTTGGTCTTGTGTACTTTGATTCTAATGGCAGAAAATCATCTGTAATAGCAGATGAAAATAAATTTATTAATGTGCCATTTGGAAATAGTGATTTATCAAATAGTCTTCAGGTAACAATAAATAGTTTTGCTCCCTCATGGGCTGATAGATACAAAATAGCTATTAAAGAAATTGAAAGAAACTATGTTGTACTAAAGACATTGGGTGATATTTGGTATAAGAGCGAAACAAGTTCATCTAACCCAGCATCATATTCTTATCTGTATGTAAGGATAGATGAAAAAGAAAAAAATAAAGTTCCAGACGGATCAAAAGTCATAGCTAAAAAAATTGGCATTATACCAGTTAATGATATTGAAATATTTGAAGTAGAGTCTGTGGCATTATATGATGCTAATGAGATAGCATCGTCTTCTGAAGCTGGATTATATATTAAATTGCGTGGCGATGGTCTTTTGAAGACTTTAGCACAAGCAGCTTATATTGGTTCTCTTCCGCTAAGTGGATACACAACATTTGAAGTTGTTTCGGAAAAAGAACAAGACTCTGTATTTTATGAAATTCCAGGAACATATGATGTAATTAATGGTCTTCATAACGGTACTCAACAGAATCAAACACAAGCCCTTCCAGCCATAGTACAATCTCAGGCGTTTAATGCATTTGCTTTTGGATACGGAGTGGAGTCAAACAGAATAAAAGACGACATAACTTTAAATACATTTAATCTAGGAGTAAGGGTTAATGAAAGACTAGACTCATTTAAAAGAAACAAAAGAATAGCTTCATTGACATATAGTGATGTATATGAGGAAAGCACAGGATATGATGGGCTAAATGTATTCAACCTATCTCAAGCAAACTACAAAGATATTGATGAGAAGTATGGTGAAATAAATAAACTTCATTCAAGAGACAATGATCTTATAGTTTTTCAAGAAAATAAAATACATAAAATTCTTTTCAATAAAAACGTATTGTTTACAGCATCTGGAACAGGAGACGTTTCTCAGACATTAAGTGTTTTAGGTCAAGAAGTGCCATACGTTGGAGAATACGGAATAAGCGGTTCTCCTGAATCTTTTGCGACTTGGGGTAGTAGGATATACTTTGCAGACGAAAGACGCTCAGCGGTACTTAGATTAGCTCAGGACGGCATGACTGTAATTTCCGACTATGGGATGAGAAGTTGGTTCAACGACAATCTAAGCAAGAATTTAAATATAAATGCCGTTGGAGGATATGACCCAATAAATGGTCAGTATGTAATTTCAGTTCAAGACCAACAAGTTGAATGGAGAGAAGACACTTATGTGTGTAATGAAGATGGGACAACTACTACGTCAACCTCGACTACTACATTAAGCCCGACCTCTACATCAACCTCGACCTCTACATCGACCTCGACATCAACCTCGACATCAACATCAACCTCTACTTCTACATCAACATCAACCTCTACATCTACCTCAACTACTTCAACTACAACGGAAGGTCCAGCACCTACAACAACTACAACTACTAGCGCAGCACCACGATCAGTGTGGTATGAAATGACCGATTGCGCCGATAGTTCAACAAAGTATTCGCAAGAATATAACGAAGGAGATTTTTCAATCAATGAAAGGGTTACTTCTGTAGGCGGAATAACGTTAGTAATAACAGGTGAGGGATTAGCTGATCCAGGCGGAATGTTATATGCGATAACGTCTACAGGTTTAACAGGATGTCCATCGGGGACTACAACAACTACTTCCACAAGTACAACTACTACCACAACACTAAGATCAGTTTGGTACCAGATGACGAATTGTAGCGATAGCTCAACGATTTATTCTCAACAGTACACTGAAGGAGATTTTGCAATCAATGAGAGAGTTACTTCAGCAGGTGGATTAACTGCAGTTATTACAGGCGAGGGATTATCTGATCCAGGTGGATTCTTGTATGCGATAACATCTACAGGTTTAACAGGCTGTCCAGCAGCAACTACAACAACTACAACTGCTGCGCCAACAACAACGACAACAACCTCAACGCCTGTGTCATTTTATTATTATAGAGCTACTAAATGTTCTAATTCTGAAACTGTTTTTATAAAAGGAGCGGGATCATTAGGACAGTTCTCGGTTGGAAATGTAGTACAATATGATGATGGAAGCCAAACTTATTGCGCAACTATTAATTTATTAAATTCAGGAACAGGCTCAAATGGTGATATCACCTTCCAGGTTTCAGGCTGTATAGACTTTAATTGTGCTGAATAATTTTATATTGTTAAAGTAAAAATTAAATTAAATGAAATACATATGTGCTCAGCCAGCAATCCAATACTTTGGATGGCAAATAGATGCTCTACTGTATAGTTTCAAAAATGTTGGTGTAAATCTAGAAGATGTACATGTCATATGCGCTATACATGGTGAGATAGATCCATACTTTGACACATTGATGAAAAAGTATACAGGCGTATTGTTTTCGTTTTATGAGGATACAAGAGAATACAGAGACTATATACCATCAATAAAACAGCATCTTTTATACAAACACTATTCGGCATTCCCAGAAATGGAAAATGAAACAATATTTTTAGTTGATGCTGATATATGTTTAACTAGACCAATTGATTTTTCTGGATTACTAGATGATAATGTGTGGTATGTTAGTGATACTGTCAGTTATCTAGGATATGATTACATTGAATCTAAAGGCAGGGACATAATGGATGCCATGTTTAAGTATGGTGGCATATCAGAAGATATAGTAAAATCAATGAACAATGCAGCTGGAGGAGCACAATATTTATACAAAAACGTAAAGAAAGAGTTCTGGAATGAAGTTGTTGATGTTTCTCACGAGATATATAAAAACGTTTCTGTGATAAGCGAAGAGAAAAAACAAAAAGACGATGATTATTTCCCTATTCAAATATGGACTGCAGAGATGTGGGCTATGCTTTGGGTTGCTTGGAAAAAAGGAATAATAACTTCTGTTCATAAAAATTTAGACTTTTGCTGGGCAACAGATCCTATAGAAAAGTGGCATAAAACAAGTATATTTCATAACGCTGGAGTTACAAATGCGGAATCTGGTATGTTTTTTAAAGGTAAATACATAGATGATTTTCCTGATTTAAATTTAGAAATATCAAAAGACAAGTGTTCTTATAGATATTATGGAGTATTACAGCAGGCTCTTGTGTAATCCGTAATTTAGTATCTTTGTAAAAAATATTATAATGCCGTATACTACTGGGACAAAGACTGTTTTGACTTTGAGAAAATACATTGATGGTCAGCCAACCAATGAAACAAAGGCAAACTCATCTAGTGATCCAGACTATATTCCACCATATGTAGATACAGTGGATTGTCCTATATCTGAAATAACCACAACAACTACAACGGCGGCTCCAACTACAACTACAACTACTGCAGCTACGACTTCTACTTCCACAACGACAACACTACGATCAGTGTGGTATCAAATGACGGATTGCTCAGACAGTTCAACGAAATATTCACAACAATACAATGAAGGAGATTTTGCGATTAATGAAAGGGTCACTTCAGTAGGTGGATTAACTGCGGTTATTACGGGTGAGGGGTTAGCTGATCCAGGTGGGTTATTATATGCGATAACATCTACGGGTCTAACTGGATGCCCATAACTTATTCTATAAATAAAATATTATGCCCAATAATACATTAACATACGATGAAAAGGTTAGAGGATGGACCTCATTCCACTCCTACATACCTGAGCAGATGGTTAATCTAAACAACGTATTTTACACTTTTAAGAACGGACAGCTGTATAAACACAACAAAACCACAGGTGCTCGTAACACTTATTACGGAACTTCTTACAATACTGAAGTAGAGCTTGTGTCAAATGCGGCTCCTTCAGAGGTTAAAATATTTAAGACTATAGAAATTGAGGGGAATAGTCCTAACTGGGATGTAACTATTATAACTGATTTAGATCAAGGGCATGTAGATAAAACATCATTTACAAAAACAGAGGACTCAACAAACACCTACAATGAGGGCATGTACTCTACACATATAAGAAGAAATACTGCTGATGAGGTAAATACTCAACTCTTGTCTGTACAAGGAATTGGCAATCTAATAAGTTTAGCAGGAACAAATTACACCTTTACATCTGTACCATCCGCACTATCCATTGGAGATGTGCTTTATCAAGCAGTTGGAGGTGCGTATAACAGAATAGGAACTATAACAAATAACGATGGAACCACTATTACAGTCGGAACAGCATCAGTTATTCCTAATGTAAATGACTTCATATTTGCTGCAAAAAGCCCAATTGCTGAGTCATATGGACTAAAAGGATACTATGCTAACGTGAGACTTGTAAGTAGCGACACTAATGCTGTAGAGCTTTATGCTGTTAACAGTGAAGTGAGCAAAAGCTACTCGTAATATTCGTATATTTGCACTAAATAAGATATAATATGGCACTACCAATAGTCATGGCTGCAATTGCAGGTGGAGCGGCACTAGCAAAGGGAATTTCTGGGGCTGTTCAAGCCTCAAAAGCAAAAAAAGCTCTTGAAAGCTTCCAGAGGCAAGAATTAAAAAATATTACAGAAGGCATGAGAGTGTCTACTCTCGGAGCTGAACTTCAAACTCAAGAAGCTCAAAGACGTTTTGCAACATCAGTAGAGGCGCTTAGATCTGGAGGCGTTAGAGGTTTGGTTGGAGGACTTGGTCAGCAAGAACAACTTCAACAAACACAACAGCAACAAATAGCCGCTGATTTAGATAGACAACAACAACAGATTGAAATGATGAGAGCCCAGGATGAAGCTCGTATTCGTGCTATGCAGGAGGAAAGAGAAGGGCTTGAAATGGGTAGAATAGCTGGACAACAAGCGGCTGGTAGAGCTCAATTGTCAAGTGCTTTTGGTGACATTGCTAGTATAGCTACTTCATTTATATCACCAGCAGGGGTAGCAACGCCCAAAAATAATACAACCCTCTTGAGTCAAACAGGATTAAAGCCAGTATTGGATACAAAAGCACTACTTACGCCTGTTGAAATACCAAAAATTGAGTATAATATAAAACCTATACAATAATGTCATCATACTCAGAAGGATTTGAATTAGGATATAGAGCCAATGCCCCACTTGCGGGTATTTCGGAGGGCATCCAAATGTTTACTCAAGAATATCGTAAACAACAAGAAATAGGTCGTCAAAGACAGGAAGAATACGAAAAGGCAAGATCAGAATTTAAAAAAAAGCAAGAAGAAACCTACGGAAAGTATGCCAAAGAAGACCTGTATGACAATACAGGATTTACTGATTTCGATACACTAGGAGATAAGTTCACAAAGTCTGCTAGAGAAACATATGAAATAAATGAGTTTGCTTTCAGAAATGGATTTATAGATGAGAGTGAATTAACCGCAAGAAACAACACTTTAAAAGCTCAGTCACAAAAGCTAACCAAAATTTTTGATGAAGCAAATAAGATGCTTGAGGAAAAAGAAAAGCTTGAGGCGCAAGGTCTTGGTAATAAGTTAAATGACATTAGACTGGATCTTTTGGAGGATTTTTCTAAAAATGTTAAAGTTTCTTCTGGACTTGACGGTCTTTATATGTCTACCATTGGTAAAGATGGTAAGCAAAAAAATATATCGGTATCTGAATTTTCTAAAATACTTCAAGCAGATTCTGGAGTTGATATGCAGAAAGACTTAGATGATTTATTAAAACTAGGAGGCTATAGGGAATACACAACCAAAGACGGCAAAAGAGTAGTAAGATCTTATGATAGAGACGATGAGCTTGGTAAAGGTTTGATAAAAACTAAGGTTGAGGGATATACTGACCAACAAGTCATAGATGCAATGTTTGAATTAGGCTTAGCTACAGACAACCCTGAAGAGGCAAAAGAAGGTGTAAAACTTATAAGCACAAAAAACATCTTTGATTTTGAGGTAAATTCCCAAATTAGAGATCAAGTTGCAACTGCAATGCAAGATAAACTGAGTGAGCAGCAGAAATTTAAAATGATTTCTACAGAAGCTAAACCTGAAAAAACAGAGCCAGATAAATCATTAGTTAGCACTACAAGGATAACGGCTGAAGACGCTAATGATACAAAAGGGGATAGAATAAGATTTTCTCCAAACAAATTACAAGGGCTTCCAATGTCTTATGTAGAAAAATACAAAGGTTATGAAGAGTCAATAGATAAAACGATAGCAAAACAAAACTTAATTGGATATGAAGTTGATGTAACAAAAGATGCTACTTTTTTAGGAGCAAACTTTTATCCAGATAAAGGTATTTTTGAGGTAGAGATAGGATATGATGTTGTAACGGGAGATTCTGTTATGGATGATCTAACCCCAAGGAAATCAATGCGATCTACCATTGTACTAAATTCACTAGATGAGATAAATGATTTTTATGCTGGGATTGGTAGATCAGATTTAATGATAAGCTCTAGAGATTGGGAGTCAAAAAGAAAAGAGAGAGAGGCTGCAAGAGGAAAAGTCGGAACTGGATCAAAATATAATAATTAGTAATGAACGAAGAGGCAATAAAAGACGCATTCGAATACTTTTATAGAACTGGATACAATGGAGACATAAATCAGTTTAGAGATCTTTTGAATACCAATAAAGAAGCTGTAGAAGATGTTTATGATTATTTTGTAGAGACAGGTTACGAAGGAGATATAAATTCGTTCAAAGATTTAGTAGGTGTTGAACCTGTAAAAAAAAAAGAATCAAGCGATACATTTACTCCTTCTTTAGAGGGAGAATCGAAATTCAAATCAATATTAGGTCCTGAGTTTGATCCTGATGATCAAGAATACGCAGAATATTTAGAGAAAAAAAACAAAGAGGCTATTTCTAAGATCAGAGAAATACGACCTGATCTTGATTTTCCCACAAAAGAAGAGTATTATGGAGTAGAAAAAATACCTGAGTTTACTGAAACAAGTGTATATAAAGATATAACAGAATTATCTGCTGCAGAAAAAAAAGCAACCGCCGAAAGAGCTAAAATTGCTCAAGAATATGCTGAAGGCAAGAGAGATCTTACGCCACAGCAATCATTAATAAATACTCTACACAACTCGTTTGGAAGACTTGCAACGACAGATGATAAAGCTAGATATTTATATGGAATAGTCTCTGGCGACATGGAACAAGTTGGGTTAGCCGAAAAAGAACTTGCAAGAGTAGAAAGTTACTCAAAACCAGTAGCAGAGTTTACCCAAGCATCAAAATTACTAAAAGATGCTGGAGATGATTATAAAGCAAAAAAAGAAATAGCTCCAGAGGTAAGAAAAATGTTTGGAGCTGCATTCGTTGACTCGTTTGCAAGTGTTTTAACATCTGCTGTACAGTCACGTTTGACTTATGGATTAGGATTAGCATCTGACATGATTGGAGAGTCAATCAGGTCTTATAATAAAGAAAAAGCTATAGCTAATAATGTATCTGAAGAAGAACTATATAATAGTGGAGATGCAGAAATTACTACACCTGGGATAATCGGTTTCTTTTCCTATAGGATGGAAAAGTTTGGTCTAGGTAAAATAGGAAAGGCAATAAGAGAAATGCCTCAAGGTGTAAAAAAGTTTTTTGCAAACTTTCTTAGCACATCAACAACTGAAGGTTTGACTGAAGGAGGACAGTTTATTGCTGAAGAAATTAATAAATTTATTGGTAGTAAGGATAAAATTAATGAAGAAGACGACCTTTCTGGTATAGGCGATAAGTTTGTCGAAATATTAAGATCAAGAGAATTTAGAGAATCAATATATAAAGGAATTGCTGGTGGAGGCGGTGCATATTCAGGTGGAAGAGCTTACACGGCAATGGCTGGAATAAAAACAGATGAGCAAACTAAAAAACAAGATGATGCGTTTGATATGCTCATAAAGTTGAAAGATGCAAGACAAAAAGCAAAACTTACTCCAGAAGAAGACCAAGCTTTTACAACAGCAGAAGAGCAGGCTAAGAAAGAAATTAAAGACGTAAATGAAGAGGCTGCTGAAACACTGAACAGTCTTGAGGAAAATGAAGTAAAAGAAATAGAACAGCTTCAAAGAGAGCAGCAGAGCTTAAACAACATGCTAATCAACACTGTAAATTCTAAAAATTTAACGGAAGAACAGAAAGAGATTGTAATTAAAGAGCTTCAAAAAAAATTCAAAAATAACGTAGATAGGGTTAATGAAATAAAAAAACAAGTTAAAACCCCAAAAACGAAGGAAGAAAAGAAAGACACACCGAAGGGATTTGATTTAACTTTAGAGGAAGATGTAAAATCTGTAGAGCAGAAATATGACCCAACCACAGAAGCTGATAAATTTACAATAATAGAGGCTGCTAAAAGAACTCAAGCAGCCTTACAAAAAGCAATACCTGGATTAAATATTGTATTGCACGAAACTTCAGATAGTTTTGTTCAAGAAAGTGGAGCAGGTCAGGTTGGTAGAGGAGCTTTTAATCGAAAGCAAAATACAATACACATAAACCTACAAGATGCAGATCGAACTACTCTGGCTCATGAGGCTTTCCATGCAATGTTTAGAAATGTTATAAATAAAGGAAGATGGGAGTCTGAAACTAAAAAGATGTTTGAGGCTGTTTTACCTGATATTAAAGGCACTGCGCTTGAGAAAGAATTGGAGGACTTTATATCAAACTATGATACTAATGTACAAAACGAAGAGCGTCTAACTCAGATGTTTGCAAGGATTGCAGAAACTGAAACTCAGTTTAAAGCAACTACAAAACAAAAAGTAAAAGACTGGATCAATAAAGTTGCAAGAGCTATAAACAGAGATAACGTATTTACAGACAAAGACATACAGGATCTTGAAGTAAAAAGAGTTCTGAACACATTAGCTGGTAAAGTTACAACTGGGGAGGAGATAGAGGCTATAGAGGTTGCTAAACTTGATTCTGAGGTTCGTGAAAAACTAATAAAAGGTGAGGATATTGAACAAGGCTCTTATATTGGAAATGTTTTTATAGACAAGAACTATAAGGAAGAAGACAGAGATATTGCCCTTCAACTCAAAGAAAGAACCATAGACCTTCAAAATATAGTCAGAGGGTCTTTGAATGATTTGGTTGGAAAAAATGTATTTGGAATGGCAGCAGACCGTGCAGCTGTTGGTAATATTGAAATCAACGGTAAAGAATATAACATGATGGGCGGACCATTGTATGCATATTTAAATCAAGGCGGATGGGCTTTTAGTGCTAAATCACCAGCAACAAGGGTTCTTAATAATGCCAAGGCAACAGACGGTATCGCAATTATAATGCTTCAGGCGAAGGAAGGCATTCTTGGTAATCAGATGACTTACGATATTGTTGTTGATCAGTTTAGAACTGCCGTTGAAAGAGGGCGGGCTAAAGAGTCAGATCTTGTTGAAGACATAAATGAAGCTCTAAATGCTAAAGCATCGATAAGAACTTTTATAGAGAAACAAAAGTCTAAAAAGAATACTCTTTCAACTGTTAAATCCTTGGATGATTTTGACAAAATATTAAGGGTCGCTAATTTTGCCCAAAGAAAAGATTTTTTTCTAAGCTTACTAGGAGGAACTGGTCTTAAAACTAAAAGTAGTTTTGAGAAAAAATATGAATTTCTTTCTACTGACAAACTCATAGACGCAATGACGGATCCTGCATTCAAAGACCTTGAGTATGGTGATTTGGTGGCAGCTGTTCAGTTTGATAAAGATTCTGATTTAATAGACACCAGAGAAACAAATCAGTATGATACTCACCCATCATATCCCTTCATATTAAAGGGAAAACCACTAATGGTTTTTAATAAACCAGTTGACACAAGAAAGGTTTTTGGCGATTTTATTTCCACTAAGGGTCAGGTTTTAGGAGAAGAGGATAAACCTAGTGGTGCATATACAACAATGCAGGCACAGCCAAAAGCTAAAGTAAAACAAGTCGAGGAAGAAGTTTCTGAAGTTGCTTTGCAAAAGAATGCGGCTAATATACTTAAAGGATTCTCTAAAGATAGTAAAGAGTTTTTAAAAGATTTAGAAAAACAAAAAAAGAAAACAAATGTATGGAATGCAGTTTTTGACAGGCAGTCTGATTTAAAAAAGATTTTTTCCAAAGGAACAATAGGATCGAAAGAAGTATACAATTCTATCGTAACAAAAGCTGGAGCATCTGCATATGCAAAAGAAAAATTTAAAGAAGCTGAGGCTAAAATATATAAAGGAATCTCTCCAGACGAAGAGGATACTCTAAACGCAATAATACTTGCAAAAAGAGTTATAGCTATCAATAAAAAAAGAATTGAAAAGCAAGTCGAGGCTGCTAAATATGCTAAGGAATATGGGAAAACAATATCAAAGTCAAAGGCAAAAGACATAGATAAAAATATATTGGACTTCTACTATGATTTAACAATAACAGAAAACGAAGAAGGAGATGATGTTGTTGTTTACAAATTAAAAGATTTCAATCCCTATTCAGCAGTAAATAAAAGTGGAGGCGTTTTAGATGCCGCATCAGCAACTCAAGCTCTTGAGCAGCTTAAAACGACAAATCCAAAATTATACAATGATCTTGATGCTAGATCTGAAATTTATTTCGAAGAGTTTAGAGGTCTGTTAAAAGAACTATATGATTCTGGTAGAATAAACAAAGGAGCTTATGAGTACTTTAGAGACGTAAATTACTCTCCAATAAAAGTTCTTCAAAAGATATTTAAAGACAATCAAAAACTGACGCAAGAAGAAATAGACAAAACAGCCTCTTTATATGGTATACCAGCAAAAGACATTCTTGCCTTGACTGATAAAAACGAAATGACAATCTTGACTGATTCAAGATGGATTTTAGCGATGAGCACCGCAGCAATTCAAAGGAAGAGGTTTAACAATGTGTTGATGAATAAAATTTATGACGCAGTCAACACAACTCCAATGGCTTTTGAAGAGTTTATTACTTTAGATAGAAAAGAGGGAAAAGAAAAAGGCTTTGTGCCTGTATCCTTTTTTATAAAAGGAGAACCAATGAAAGTGTATATGGATGAGCAGTACGCTAGACAGCTTATGGATATACGTGTTGATAATAAAATTTTAAATGGTATTGAAAAATTTAGTGGTGGGAAGCTGTTGAAATTCTTTGCAACTGGAGGTAACGTAGCTTTTATACTTTCAAACGCTCCTATAGATTTAATGAACGTAGCTTTATTTACGGATGTATATAACAGAACGCCACTAGAGAGATTCTTATTCGGTGGGAAATATGTTGGGCTTGCTAAGGTTACAGGTGATTTTCTTAAGAATGCCACTAAAAAAATGATATCTGATGTTAGAGGAAAGGGTGAATACAAGAAGCTATATGAGGAGTTCCTGAGATATGGTGGAGGAATGGACTACCTTTCTCAAACAGGAATATCAAAAATCAACAAGGGGCGTGATACTAACTACGACAGATTGCTTGGTATATTATCATATCTAGGGACTACATCCGAACAAGCTGTTCGTGTGTCTGTTTTCGATAAGGTAAAGAAAGATAAGATAAAAGAATACATAAAGAAAAACGGTGTAAAACCCACTGGTAAGTCTCTAGAAAACATACTTTTTGAAGCGGCAGCTCAAGCAAGAGAGACTATAGATTTTGCTCAAGGAGGCGATTTAATAAAACAAATAGATAAAATTGTACCATACACAAACGCAACTATACAAGGTATCAGAAGACCTATAGATTACGCAAAACAAAACCGTAAAGGCTTTACGTCTGCTTTAGCGCATGTTGCTGGAATAGGAGTTGCAATTCCTGGTCTTAATTTTTTATTAGCTGGACTTGCTGGAGATGATGAGGAACCTAAGGAAGTCTTAAAAGAGCTTAGAGAGATGTCGTCAAAATACGAAAAAGCAAACTACTATCAGTTGTTAAACCCATTTGATTTAAGAGATGAAAAAGGTAATTTAAACTACATAAGAATAAGAAAACTTCCAACGATTTCTCTATTCTCAACTCCTACGGAAGATCTGACTTACAGTTATTTTACTGGGAAAGATTTTGATACAAAACTTTTAATGCAGTCTGCAAGATCTACTGTGCCATTTACAGGGGGTATAGTTGATCTCGCTGGAAGCAACCCAGCTATATCAGCTTTTGTTGCATATTATGCTAATTATGATTTGTTTAGAGGAAAAGAAATAGTCAGAAAAGATGCCAACAGACCAATAAAAGCCTACGCAGAAGGTATGGAAGACGATGATGTTTCTGTACTATACAAGGCGTTTGCAACGCTAGGATCTTCCGTGGGTGTTGATGTTTCGCCCAAAAGGATGCAGGCGGCAATAGAAAAGGTAATCACAAACCCAACTACAAATCCTTTAGTTGGTCTATTGTATGGAGGCGGAGAAGCATTGAAGCAACTTAAAGATGGAGACGCTGATATAGACTTCATATTAAAACCATTAAAAGGATTTTTCGATGGTATTTCAAGAAGAGCTTACAGGCAAACAAACCCTAACGTAAAAAAATACAACGAAAAGGATGTCGTTCTTGATCTTATAGAAAAAAACAATACAGAATCTTATTTAAAAAACAAGCGTGCTAATGATAAAATGAACGATCTGATTGATCAGTACGGAGTAGGTGATTTGCCAAAGACTTTGCCTAGTGAATTTAAAGACTACATAAAAGAAAACTTTGACCCAAATGATCAAAAAAGAATGATTGAAAAATATGCAAGGAGATTGAAATCTTCTGTTATTGATGGAATATTTTTTGATATTGCATATGAAAGAGATCCGAAGAATCAAGCTTTATATTTACAGTACTTGTATGGACCAACAATGGAGATTGAAGAGTATATTGAATTACAGAGGTTTATAAAAACAATAACAGGTAGAAAAATATCCAAAAAAGCATTACTAGAATATAAGAATCTTAAGTAAAAAAAAGACCCAGCTACTGTCTTCACTGGGTCATTCTCCAATTAGCAAGTTGATTCGTTGACTTGCTTTTTGTTTTTATAGATGAAATAAATCATCCATCATGTTTGATATCAAGGCTCACTACTTCCTTGACAAAACAAAACTATAATATATTTTTTAAAATAGCAATAGTTTCATCACAATCTTTTTGATTTCTTGGCATAAATAGGTTTGTTTGTATCCCCTCATTCACTAAATGCATCTTAAACAGCTTCCAGCGTATAGGAAAGCTCTCATTTGGGTTACCTTTGGTCTCTATTATGAATCTAGGTGGATCCTGTACGTCTATGAAGTCTGGAGTGTATTTTATTCCCAAAAGCTTCTTGTTTCCCCTATCGTGTAGTATTTTTTTAGACTTAGTCTTTTCATAGGATGCCATAGGGAAGTCGCAGCTGTTGATGATAGTGAATGTTTTGCCTTCATATTTGTTTTTGATTTTAGCCTTCTTCAGCGCCCTGTACATATATAGTTCTAGCTTGGAGGCAAACTCAATACCATCTTCCTTTACTTTTGTGGATCGAGTTATTTGTTTTCTTTTTGCAGCTTTTTTACGCTTCATCATCTAGTTTTATTATGGAGACAATGTCTTCAATCATTAAAACACTATTAAAAAAAATATAGGCATCTTCTTCATTGTCCCCAAGATACTCCTCCCACGTCCTGTCCTCACTTCCCATCAAGTCGCTTTTAGTAAAAACGCTATATCTTTTATAATCATTTATGGAACAGTTATACAGGTGATCTTTTAAGTCCTCCCAGAACGAAGGAAATTCCATCAAACAAACTACAGCATCTCTATCGTCTACTGAAAGTTTTGAGGCTAACCAATAAACCTCGTCTTGATGTATGGTCTCAATAAAAATGTCAAAATCTTTTTTTATGTATACGTAATAGTATAGGGATTCATCCCACTCTTCAATAACTTCTAGAAGTATTTTATATACATTTATTGCTTCAGAAAGGGAGATCTTCTGGTTGAATACGATTTTCTTTGGATTTAATCTCATATATTGCCCTTTCCAAATAAAGCACTTGATCCATAGCCTCCTCTTTAGCATGTTCCAACCACTCCAACAAAGATAAATCATTTTCAGCTAGAGTCGTATTATATTTTTCTATACCTCTCTTGCTCCTATCTCTGAACTGAGCAATGACCATTGAAACTATTGGATCAGTCATTCTTCTTCCCAGAATCTTCCTGTATATCTTCCTTTAATTGATTCAGGGCTTTTTGGTATCCAGGCACTCTCTTCAAAGTCTCTAGCGTCCCAACTGATAGGTCTTTTAGATTTGTTAGTTGCCCCACTACCGCCATCATCTGTCCCTCCAGATCCCTGATGCTGTTCTTCATTTGTATCAACTCGCTTTCTTTCATCACTCATGGATTAAAGTTATCTTAAGATTATCCCATTTACCAAGCTTAACGTCCTCATTTACAAGGAAATCAATTTTATTTTCCCAACGTTTATTCATTCTATCCTGTATTGTCCAAACACCATCATAGATTCCAGTGCCTTTAACTAATATTTTAGAACCCATTTTAAAGCCCTCTGCTTCAAGATCTCTTGACACAGCAACCCAACAATGGTTTATTGCATTTTCCTCGCTTATATGAGCTCCTGATGCCGTTATAAAAGGTGTGTCATCCGTTTGTCCAGGAACTGCGTTATAAACTGTTGCTGTAACTAAAATTGTTGTTAGTAGTTTTATCATAATCTTCCGTTTATAAAATATCTAATAACCATAATCCACAGTCCTATTCCAGAAAACACGGCGGTTATCTCGGCTATATCTAGCATTGTAATTAGAAGCATATTTTCTAGAATAAGTGTGTGAATCTTGCTATTTGCCCAAAATCTTTTGAATGAATAAAACCTTCAACGGCTTTAGGCGCATGTTGAAAGCCGTTTCTATGGTGCCAGGAGTCAGTTCCAGAAGGTGATCTGAGAGCTTCAACAGTGACGCCAACAAAATCTTTAGACATCTTGTGGTGTATGTGGTGTATATACACATATCTATGTTTGGCGACTGACCAATCATCCTTAGACTCCTGCGCCATAAGTAGCGGTAAGTCTTGTGGTTTGGCTCCATCTCCGTGCGTTGTTCCGATAAGGTTGTTGTAGTATCGATAGTATTTACGATGTGCAATTGAGGTGTCAAAGGTAATGTTTTTACATTCATTGTACCACGATTTGATTGAGTCAGCTAAAAAGAAGCCGCTTTGGTAGTCGTGATTCGATGGATTAAAAACAAAATGAACGTCTGCAACTCTAATCAAAGAGTCTAAGACATCAATGTAAAGCTTCTTTGCAACCAAAAAGTTTTCGTACCACATTCCATCTGTGTCCTGTGGAGTTCCGCTTGTTGTAACTCTCTTTGGGGTATCTATATGTAGAATATCATTACCCGCTACAAAAAGTATCTGGTCTATTCCAAATCCACTTGACTTGTCTAGTATTCCTTGCACTCCTTGTTTAACTCGATTAACTGCTATTTGTGTATTGTAATCTTCTCCCGTTTCAAAAGAAGACGCTAACTTACCAATGTGTACATCAGCAGGATCAATAACAAGTAGATAATCATTAGTACCGATTGTTCGCTGAATAGTTTCATATTTAAAAGTATGATTTTTAACTGCATCAATATGATCCTCAAGCATTTGATCAAACGTTGGACCACTTTCTTTATTGGGTCTAAACTGTATAGACCATTTTTTATCTTTAGACCAGGCTATACCAACGGAGCTGATATCAATTCCTCTTTCCTCACACGCCTCAGCAAGCGCTGGTTGTTCTTCCGACCTAATTAATTTGTTTAAATGTTTGGAGATGCATCTTCTAGTTACCTCTATTGCTCTAGCCGATTCGTCTATATCTAAGTCTTCATGAATATGCCTGGCTATTTCTGTAAAGTTTCTGTGTCCTTGTTTAAAATAAGTTTCAGCTAAACTTTTTATTTCATTTAATTCTTCCTTACTCATCTGATTTTATTTGGTTTTGTATTTTTTCTAAATCTAGTTTTAAAGAAGATATCATTCCCTTTACCTTGTCAAAGTCAGGTTCGTAAAGAGAGTCGATAATAGTGTCTACACTTGTCCGTAGAGTTAATCTTAACCTCTCTATAAACCTTGTTCTTTGTATCATACATCAGCATCCATATGTTGCAGAAAAGAATCCCCAAGACTCTTGTTAAATGATTTAATAGCTCTGTAAATAATTCTAGATTTTTTTTTGGTTTCTCTTTTATCTTTTAGTGATGAAGATATACCAAGCTCAGTATAAAGCATTGAGTCAAGCTCTAATAGAGCATCAAGTTTCTCTGTATCAGATTTGCTTGAATATCCAACAACCCTGTCGCAAAATGAAGAAACATCAATTGTATGTATATCATACATGGGTTGTTTTATTTTATTATATTCTCTAAGAAACAGATTATTTTTTCTCATGTTATCAAAATTATATATTATTTTTAAAACTTAAATAATTATTTTCACTTTTTTTTAGAGTTTGTTCATCAACCATCCTCTTGAAATAAGTTAAATATATCTCGTAAGTCGGCTCCAGTAGCTCGTGTTGATCATATTTCTTTGTGGATTGCACATGCTTTGTTAGCTTGTTTTGATTTATCTCTATGTTTAACAAAAACTTATTATCCTTAATCATTTCAGGATAAATTTTTATTCCATTTGCAATACAATACGCCATAGCATTGAGGTGTTGCTTTGTTGGACTGAAGTCTGATTTTTTAATTTTCTTTGGTCTTCCCATTTTTTTTATAATTAAAACGGTAAATCGTTATTTTCTATTTCAAACGCTTGACTTATAGTTCTGTTCAGAATATCGTTTTCTTTTCTGTCAAATATGAATGTTGGAGGGTTTTGGTCTTTGGCATAATATCTTCCAGAGACAACGTCGTATCTAAAAAATAAACTTGCATCCATTTCTCCCTGAAACTTCATTTTAATTTTTTGAACTTTAAACTCTACATCGTTTTTACTGTGGATTGCATCGTCTTTAAAGTATCTGAAAATAGAAAAACCATCATGAGTCTGATTTCTAAAATCCGCAGAACCACTGCAGTCATAAAGAGTCGGTATATCATATACCCCATGTTCGTTCTTTCGCATCTTTGTTGGATGCACAACTAGAAATATAATAACGTTATTCATCTGAGCGAACATAGTCAGATGGGTCAGAACCTTCTTGATTTTAGATAATTCGCTATCGTTTGATTTGTCATAGTCAATCTTGTTAAAGGCATCTATAACAAAAATATCAACCCCATAGATAAACATCTGTTCTTTAAACTTTTCCATAATCCAACTCCACGTAGGAATATCTCCTTTGTCTGGAGCAGTTATGTAGATCCTTTCGTTTGCCCATTCAACATATCTATCAATCTGTTCTTTTGTTACTCTAGGTCTGTTTGGGTTTTCTTGCCAAAAGTTTGTACCAAAAAACTTCTCAATGAATGTGGTTTGGTGTAGTGACATTGGAGAATGTTCGGGAGAAAAGAAAGACGCTTTCATGTTGTAGTCACGAACTAAGTTCATTACATACCACTCTGTAAAGTTTGATTTACCATGAGATGGGATACCAGTAGCAACTACTAGGTGTCCACGCATTACAGAGAAAATGTCCTTCAAATCCCCAAAACATCTGTGCTTAGGATACAAAGTTTCAGGGAGACCATTTATGTGCAGATCGTGTATACCACCCGCTAAATCTTGAATTGTAAATGTTCCTGAAGCAGGATATCTCTTTCCATTTGAGACTGACTCCCTAACTAAGTCTTCTTTTCCTTCAACCAAATCTCCGTTTGCATCCTTGTTCTTGAATAGTATGCGAACACATCTGTATCTTCCAAGTCGTTGTGCTATCTTTTCGGCTACAGCCTCGCCTTTAGCATCGTTATCTGTTCCAATATAAAACTTCTCTATGTCTTGTAGATACTTCTCGCAGTTAATCCAATAGTCATCATTGTCATTTGCTCCATTTGGAATGCTGATTGTGTTCTTGAATCCAGACTGATGCATAGCTAATACATCAAACTCTCCCTCAACTATAAACACTTCCTTCTGACCGATAGCAGAGTTTATATTGTAAAATATAGGCTTTGTCTGTGCCGTTTGTGTAAAGTGCTTACCTCCAGAACGATATTTTTTGTTTACCAAAGTATCTCCCTCAAAATAATTGAACACTATGTTGTTCATTTTTTTACCCGCCTGTGGTTGAAAATATTCTTCTTGAGTTACATTTAATTCCTTGAGAGTAGACTGATTTATCCCTCTAGATTCGCAAAACTTAACCATGAAATCAGATAATTTTGTGTAGTTTGTCCAGGTTTGTTCTGGTAACTTGTAGATTTTATCTGTTATAGTATTGCCATCATCACGAATTGATATTGCCTCACAGTGATGACACTTTGCTAATCCTTTAGCAACGTTTACACTTAGGCTTCTGTCTTGTTTGTTCTTCCTATCAGGAGTACACAACGGACATTTTGTTTTTATCTGCCCAGATGATTTTCCTTTTAAGTCAATTTGATTCCATTCTATTGTTTTCATAATGCACTTCTGTGTATTGATTTTTGTTTTCCTGTTCTAGGGTCGTAGTTGTATCGTTTGCAAAACCAAGACAAAAAGTGTCTGGTGTAGTCACTCTGAAGTTTAGAGCTTTCATTCACAGTTTCAAGATGAAGATTAAACTCAGTGAATAAATTTTCAAGATGCTGTTCAGTAAATTTAAACTTTGTGACTAGGGCATTTTTATATTTATCGTTTTCAAGCAGACGATGACGAATTTCATCAATATCCCTATATACGACATCAACTATATTGTTATTATTGTTACTATTGTTATTCTTGTTATCTTCTTTAGTAGTTGCCCCTCGTTTGCCCTTAGCTTGCCCCTCGTTTGCCCCTCGTTTGCCCCTATCTTTTTTCTTTGACTGGTAATCATCATATTTACAGATAGTTATGAGGCTAAATAGGTTTGCCCTTTTTTCGACTTTTATCTCTTCTGTCTTCTGTAATTTTTTAAGTGAAGTTCTGACTTCTTTGACAGATAATCCAGTCTCATTAGAGAGAGTTTGAATGGAAGTTATAAAGGTTGAGCGATTAACCTTAAAGCCTTTCCATTCTTTATCTCTCCAATTTGCCTTGAGTAAACAGTGAATGAATAACTTGAACGTCTTCAAGTCTTCATACCATTCCCACTCAAGTATCTTTCTGTCTATCGTTATGAATGAGCCATCCATCTCTTGAAGTTTTTTTGATGAGTCACTGGTAGATTATTGATAAAAACTTTTATTCTTTTAATTTCAGACTTAGTGTTTATGTGCCTATTAATTAATTTGTTATTTAAATTTTTAGCAGAGACTAGTTCTTCATAAACTGTTTTTTGTGGTATATCCAATACTGGGAATATGGAATTAATTTTATTTTTTATACTAACCACGTAGTACATTATTTTTTTATCTACCTGAACAAGGTCTTTTATTGTGCGTACAGCATATAATATTGTAGCATGATCTTTACCGAAAATGCCCCCTATACTTGAAAGGCTTAATTCTGTGTGGTGCCTAAGAATATAAATAGCTATTTGTCTTCTTTCTACAATTTCTCTACGTCTAGTTTTTGTATCTGACAGTACGTTATATCCAAGACCAAATATATCATTACATACTTCAATTATTATTGATGCTTTACTACTTTCATCTAAAAATTCAAAATATTCTTCTTTCATTTTAATTTGTGTTAAATTAGAATTGTCTTGAATAGGGGACTCACTTGCCAAGAGTCCCCCTGTGTCATTCAAGCTATTAATCAAAAATCAAATAAACAAAATTAATAAGGCAAGTCATCATCAGCAGTAACGGTTTGCGCTACAACTGAAGCTTTTTGTGGACTCATTTGTCCATTATCTTTAGGAGGAAATACTTTTCCCAAATTTACACTTGTCTTTTGCTCTTTGCTGTATGCTGAGATAGACTCAGAGCCATCCTCCCATACGTTAAAGTCAAGCCAAATTTGTTTTCCGTACTTTTCATGATCAGTTACCTGACTTGGATTTTGTCGTACAAAATCTCCTAATGCATTTACACTAAATGCGATACTCTTTTTTGAAACTGGTTTTCCCATAATAAAAAAATTAAATTAAAATTTGTGTTAAGTCGTTTAAATATTCCCTACATAGCTTAACTCTATTGTAGATTTTTTCAATGTCGTTTTCGTTCTTTTCAATTTCGAACTCTTTAATTCTGTATTTCATAGGCATTTCACCATACTTGTGACCATCCCATATTTCTTGCTCAAGATTCTTTGGGAGTTCCATGACCCCTAGCTTTCTCTCCACAACCCTCATCTCGTGAAATATTATTTCATCAGGAGTATCTACAAGGCAGTAAACTAGCTTTGATGTTTCTTTGTTCGTTAAAGCCATGTATCCTTGCATCTGCCAATAATAATCTTTGTTTGGCACCTCTTTGTCGGTCAAAGGGAATGTGCTATAGTCCCAAGACGATTTAATATCTATGAGTTCTTCGTCTATTATATCAGGTTCTCCAGTGATAAATTCATTGTCAAATCTTTCTGCATTTTTTTTATAATCCTTACCAATGAAGTTTCCGTACATATATATTGATTCATCTTCTACTATGAGTCCCTTGTCTAGATATTTAGATCGAACTGTAGATGACTTCTGAAACAATTCTTCCTTGAATATGCTCCCCAAGAAAGTTTTAGGACCAGCCGACAACGTATCCTTTTCAGGGTACGTCATCAACTTGCCTAAGGACGAGCATCTAAAGAGATAGTTATCAAATGAAAGTTTACTCATACTCTTCTAATTTTTCTGTTTTTTAATATATAGTGTAGTGTACCTCCGCTAGAGATGTTAAAGTGCTCTTGAGTCTTTTTTCTTGACTTTCCGCACTCGATATAAAAATTATAGACTTCATCGGCATCGTATTTAATTGTTTTTTTAGATGCATTTACAGCCCTTGCAAGTCTTTCCTTAGAAGGAACATCCATGCAATTTTCTCTGTTGGAACCAAGAACTATATTGTCATTTTTATTATTTAGTTTGTCTCCATCTAAGTGCCGAACAACAACTCCCGCTTCATATATTTTATCCTTGTATTTATTGTACGCCACAAGCCTATGGGCTGTTAGTGTTTTGTTTTTTCCGTTAACAGAAACTGTACACTTTATATAACCTTGTCTGTTTTTTGTTTGCACTAAAGTTCCATTAGGCGTAAACATTTGTCCGTTATTGTCCACAAAATATCCCCTTTTAGCAGACAACATCTCAATTTTTGAAAATTTTGTTTTGTTATGAGTTAAATTCTCCATTTTTAAATTATTATAATTTTACTTCAACCCATTTCTTCAAGCCTTCATCATACTTTTTCTTAAACCTAGCATTACCGTTGTTATCATAAATACCCACTCCGATAACTTTAGCGTCAACAATTTGATTTTTTACGTACCAGCCAAATGTTTTCTCACTAGGAGCCATGCTTATAGAGATTCCCCTATATGCTTCCGTATAAAGTTCTCTGCCGATTCCCCAGTTTGTACATGCTCTTTTAAAAGAATCCGAAGACTCTCCCTTTTCACTTTCAAAATTACTAGGAGCTCCAGCATCATCTTTCCACACCCAGTCAGATTTATCTTCATCATAAATTCCAACACTACAATATAAGTTACCCTTAACCTCGTAGTGTTTTCTTTGCCAGTTGCTTGAGCCAACAACCTTGTCAAGCACATTCATGTCAACACGTGCGTCTTTGTAAATAAGAATGTTCTTTTTACCTTGATACCCTCCTTTACCCTCTCGAACCTCTAAGTATTCGCCTTCAAGAGGAAGAAATAAATTTTGTAGTTTTTTCATAATTTAGTTTGATTTCATTAATATGTGTTTGTGTTTTTGTTTTTAAAATATCAAGCCTTTCTTGACTCGCTTTCAGTATGCCTTCGCTAATTGAATCGTCATTCTTGAGCTTCTCCATTTTATCAAACGCATCTGAGTAAGATAAGATGTACGATAACTCTTTTAATGTGTTTTCATATGCATAGTCCACCAAAACGTCCTCTACAGGTCTGTAAATGTCTGACGTGGTGTACAAAAGCTCATATTTCTTATCACCTACCTTCTCTAACTTTAGTTTAGGGAAGAAATACTGTTCGCTATCGTCTAAGAATATGAATTTATCTGCAGTATCTTGGCAGTTCCAAATCACTTTCAGTTTATAGTCTCTATTTTCCATTAATTAATGTTAAGAGTTTATCAACTTGGTCTTCCAATCTTCTCATGGTTTCAAAGTTTTCCTCAATGATTTCAGATTTTTGTGTGATAATCATGTTGTCGTACTCATGTTGCTTTTCAGCCATATGTAGTTCGTACTCTAACTTGGCTATTTTAGCCCTTAGTTTAGGCATTTTATCCAATAGCCACTCGTATTGTGCTTGTTCAAATGTTTGTTCCATTGTTAACAAAATTAAATTTTAGTTTATTAAAACGCAAGCTTTTTACATTAAAATCAATCTTAAATATTTTTTAAGTTCATTTAATCTCTTGCTCTTCTGTCTCATCTCCACCATCTTCTGATGTAAATCTAGATCGTCTAGCATGTGCAAATCTTTCAGTTCCGAAATCATTTTCGTGTGCATGTCGAATATATGGTCTTTCACTTTCTTGATATGAGACTTCTTCTTGTTCTTGAATAAGTTTATCATTCTTTTTGTTTTTAGGGGAGGCAATATAATTAAAATATTCTTGCTCCATCCAATGAAGTTCCATTCTACCTGCGTTTTCGTACCATGTTTCCTCTAAAGTTCTTTTTATTCCACTCATAATTCCTCGTCATAAAATGTTAAATCTTTGGACTTATAACAACCTTCGCTACAATATTCATCATTGTAGTCAGGCTCAGCATCTCCACAATCCATACCTAAAGCTGTCCCACAAACTCTACAAACATTCCAAGACTCTATAATTGCTTCATCAGTAGAGTCATCTATGTAAAACATTTTTTGTCCAATAGTTACATATAAGCATTTGTTACTTCTAATATCTATGTTCATGTCGTTGTTGTAATTTGATTTGATGATAGTGAATACTTCACATTTGTCCACCATACATTCATTTTGTATGCGTCATTAAATTGTTTTTGGGACATAACCTTGAAACGAACAATACCATCTGCCCCCTTTTGGGAGCAGACGTATATGCCCGTTTTTAATCTAATAATATTATCCACAGATAGATTTTATTTGATTAATGACTTCGTTTTTTGCGTTCTCTTCAATCAATTTTACTAAATCACTAAAGGTATAAGCCTTCCCTTGATGTAGAATTAAAATTTGAGTATTTGTCGCATTAAACTTACTTGTTTGTTCTGGTCTTTTTTGAATTTTGTTATTGATTTCACAATTCTCAATAGCAGATTTAATTCTTCCAGATGTAATCTCATATCCGTATCTCTTTTTAAATTCAGATTTGATACGCATAGTGTGTTTGTCTCGTAGCTGATAGATAAACTCCATCTGCTTTACTCCAAGTTTTCCTGTGTGAGGACGTTTTGTTTTTACTTCTTTTTTTGTTGTCATAATAATTAAATTTAATTTTGCCTACTCTGTTCGCAGATTTTCGGCTTCCTCTGTTTTTTTTGTTGTCCACTAATGTCCTATAAATGCATGACAATAGTGGACAATACTCGATAAAGTGCATAAATAATCGTTTAAGTGCATCTTACCATAGTTCAATAAAATCTACTTCAGCTTAAGTTCCCATTCTTGTCCATGCATTATTAGCACAGTAGTTATCTAAAGCCTCGTTTCTATGCTCTACTTCTAAAGCCATTTGCTCTGCTTCAACATATGACTCAGTTAGTCTTGTCATTGTTCCCATCGCAGTTGGAGTTGTTACACTCCAACCTTGATGTATTTTCATATCGGCAAACCCACTTCGAGTTGTCCATGTCGCTGGTTTTATTTTATCATTCATATATATTTAAGTTTTTTGTAATGGTTTTTTCCAAGTGTTGTATGGGGACTTATGTCTGCAATCCCAAATATCTCTCACTATTCCTTGGTCTAGGCACACTAAGTGATTAGCTAATACAACAACATATGTTTCGGTATCACTTAATGGATACTCTTTGAGTGTATAGCCTTTGATTTTCTTTTCTTTTATAAATCCTCTTTTTTCCAAAAACTCCTCATAGGTTTGTTTTTCGTTTGGCATTGCTCCATTGTTGTATGAAATTTCCCAAAGCTCCTTTCTTACAGATTGATAATCTTCATCTGTGGCTATTGACAAAGCCCTGACAACACAATCTGCAACCCTGTCTTTTTTGTATTTCATTTGAAAATACTTGTGACGACCTCCGTCATCGTAAACGTAATCATTAATTTGTTCCATTGTTTTTTAATTATTTAATTTTAGTGTTGCTTGTTCCATGATTCTTCTGATTCTTTAATCACGTCTATCAGTTCATGAGCCATTCTTGACCCAAACCTCTCTAGGTTGAATTTCTGAATTTCTTCATTCCAGTGACTAAACCCACTACGCTTCCATTTAAGGTAGTATTCATCCTCCCACCAGCCATCATCCAATAGCGCCTCAATAACGTCTAAGGAGACGTCTTTGTAGCCCTCAGATTCTTCGTATAGGTTTTTTTCCTCGTCCTTAGTGAACTTGCCTTTATCGGCATAGTCTCCTGTTATGACAATTGAATCACCAGCCCATGAGCCGATGATTTTCTTGTCACTTCTGAGGTCACCTCCCCCACGATTGTTACCGTCTGCAAGTAATATTCCAAGCCCTTGCATGATTGTTCCTCTGTCAGAGGTGAACTCCATTAACTTTGCTCCACTGCCAAATGCATATGGTGATAATGTTTGTTTCTTTGTGGTGTTAACCACCTTATAATACTGTCCCATTGTTATTGTTTTTAGATTAAAAAATTACTTAAAGTTTCTTTATGGAAATTGTATGCATTTTCCATATCTTTTGCAGAGTTAAACTCATCCTCGATAATAAAATTTCTATCATCGATATGCGCATGCCCTTCTCCACTTACAAATTTATAGTAGTCATTTAGGCATTCTAATAGGTTGTAGTTTTCGTCTCGTTTAAAGGCTATAACGCACGAGCCTATCACATCATGTTTTTTGTTTAGCAGTTGGTGTACTTCTACTGTGTAATACATTTTATTTGTTTTAAGATTCATCAATTTCAGTGTTGCATTCAATGACGTTCCACTGCTCAAGTTCTTCATGTTCAAATTGTCCACTATACACTCCTTCGTTGTATAGTCTTTCAGCTTCCTCTATTGAGTTTGCTTCTACTTCAATTGTTGTAGCAATTAGTTTGCTTTCAGTGATTGTAAATTTCATTGTTATTTGTTTTAAGATTAATATAAGACGTTAGGAGGCTCATAGGAGCCCCCTGTTTGATTATCTACCCTTGGATGTACTTAACTACTTTGGTAGCTTGTTGCATCGCAAATAGGCATGCTTTTGGCTTATCCTCCAGCTCCTTGCACCATCCATTTATATAAGCTTGGCTGTTGCTCACTGATTCCATAGGATTGAGTCCTAGCATTCCAGTGATATACATTGCACTGATTTCAGCAACCAGCTCCTCCTGTGCATAGGTCTCATCTCCCCACATAGACACCTCAGTTAGTGTCTTTCTGTTTAGCCTTGACTCGTGTCCAGTTGAGTGAGCCAGCTCATGGAACAGCACCTTGTAGTAGCTGTCAGAGTCGCAGAAGGTCTCTGGCTTTGGCATCTGTACTCTGTCCGCAACCGTGTGGTAGTATGCTCTATCTCCACCATGATTAAGTTTTAGCTTTCCGTCTCTAGATATATAGCTTGACGTTAGCTGTTCAGCAACCTCGATTGGTTCATGTACTATCTTCTCAGTCTTAATGTTTATAGGCTCAATACCTTCGCACTGCGCTACGTTGAATACATTGTAGTATTTCCATGTGTACGTTGGACGGTATCTGTTGACCAGCTTACCAGAGTCCGTTGTCATTTTATCTCTGAGGTTGACGGTCTTGATTTCTTTGTCTGTTAGAAACTTTCCAGTCTTCATATCTTGGTATCCAATCTTGCAGAAGTACACTGGTGTTGAGTTGCTACCCTTCTTGACCGTTCCATCAAGACTAACACACTGCTTGTAGGTCAACCACTGGTTGTACTCGTAGCCTTTGTCTAGCATCACAGCGTTAAGCATGAAGATGTTAAAGCCGTTGTAGTATGTCTTAGTTGACAAATTCATTGGTTGATTCTCAGAACCAGCCTTCCAAGGCTTGAACCAGTTGAATCCATTCTTCTTCAGTCCCTCTATGACCGCTTCATTTACTTTTTTGAAAATTACATCTTGTGACATTGTTTGTTTGTTTAGATTAATATAAGACGTTGGGCAGAGTGAACTGCCCTTTTTATTTAAAAACCATCTCCACCGTAAGCCATATAATGGTCAATTTCTTGTAGTTTGTCCATTATCTTTTCAATTTCAGTTAATTTTTGTGGCTCTTTTACTGTTATGTAATCTCTAAGATTTCTCATGCTAAACCAAGCCTCTGCATAGATACGGTCATAGGTTTTTTCATCTTCAGTGTAGCTTTGTGTGTTCTGTGACATAATAGTTTATTTTAAGATTAATATAAGACGTTAGGGGAACCGTAGCTCCCCTTGGACTAGAAGTAAAACTCTGTTCCACCAAACTCATTCTCGAACAGTTCATCGAACAGCGCTTGTATTTTTTCCTCGGTATCAAGGGTATCAATTTGCTCTCCGCCTTGGAACACCTTAGTTCCTTTGACATATACGGTTCCTTCGTAGTTCCATACTGAATACACCTCTGCTCCGTTTAGGCATTTAAGGTTTTCTTTCGCTTTGCTTGATAAAGTTTTCATTGTGTTTTGTTTAGATTAATATGAGATTACGTGGATGAGTGAATCATCTATTTTTACTAATATGCCTTCTAGCTGTTCAAACATCTCTATTGGTAGATATAGGGCGGCATATTGATGGATTTTATCATAGTAATAACCATCAAACAAACCGTATAACATGTTTGTCAGTTCAGCTGTATCGTCTTCAGTACGTACAAAGCTTTTAACTTTACTGATACAGTCTAAAATGAATGATGTGTCACTCATTTCAAATACTTCGTGTCTGTTGAATCTTTTGTAGTTCATTTTAATTGATATTTAAGATTAATATAAGACGTTGGGAAGATTTAACTTCCCTCACAACACTCACAAATACTAGAGAATTCATACTCTATGGTTGTCATTTCTGTGTCGCAAATTTCACAATAATTCATTGTAGTTTATTTTTAAGATTAATATAAGACGTGGACGGCATTGCTACCGTCCGTTTTAACGTTTCGTCCTTGTTTGGACTCATCAGTTATATGTAAATCTTAAACGTTGTTTCCTACGCTGTTCGCAGTTGTCCCTCGGGCATACCTGTTACTCTTCAACACTAACCCTGTCCCTATCGGGGAGGTCGTCTCCGTCATCCAGCTATCTTGCTGTCCTGTTCGGGAGAGTTTCAGAAGAGTGTCTCTCACCACCCAGTCGAAGTAATCTACATGTGCTAGCTACACGTCCATCGACACCGCTATATTATTTTAAATATTCAATATGACAATGAAAAAAATCGATAAAGTGCACATCTTTTTTTGATTTCCCAATGTTTACAGTACTTCCCAGAGCATCAAAATCAACCAAAAAAATCGATGAAATGCATAAAAATTCTTGAAAAAAAATTTGGATATGTTATTTATTTTCCCTATCGCGCACGCACGCACACACGTGTACACGCACGTAATCTTATTAGCACGAATGCCGATAATAACAAAGTGTTGATTAGCCCTTATAAACACTGGGCTCAAGGCTGTTTTCTTGTGATGACATATCGATATCTGGTGTTAGGTGTAAAATGCTAAACGTGTTGGTGGTTATTCGGAATCCAGACGCATATAAAACCATAAATCCTTATCCATTCCATAGAAATAGCATGGCTTTTTAGCTAATCTGCACCATGGTCAAAGCAAAAACCTAAAAACTTTGGTGACGTTGTCGATTCAAAGTGACGGGGTGGGTTTAAGGAATCGGTTTTCCCAAAGGGTCGGGTGTCTTGTATTGTATATATAACCCAAAACCTACATACATCTAAAAACGTGTTTAAAAACACAAAGGTCTAGTGTTTACGGTAGTTTACACGTGGCATAAAAAAGGGACATTTACTGTTTATATATATGTGTACATTTATTTGTCCACTTTTCATGCCATCTGTTGTATATACAACTGTTAATATTTATTTTAATTAAATACGGTTGTTGATTAGAAATAATTGTGTAATATTGTTGTGTTATTTGTTGTTTATAATTTGTTTTCATTAATTGGGAGAAGGGCTGTTGATTAGATGTCGACAGCTCTTTTTTCTTTTTTAACTTTGGGGGTATGTTTATAATATCTTTTCTTTTTCCAAATGCGTTGATGTTTGGGTTTGAATATTTCGAAGAAACTGAGGATCTTCAATTCAATGAGATCAATGTTTATATTCTATTTGTAGCAATCGCCTATAGATGGAGAAGTGATGGGGAAAAAATACAAAATCTAGATCTTTGATTAAAGTAGTTAGTTGCTTTATTAATAGTTATTATTATAACCAGTTTTTGGTTATGTATAAATCCTACATATATTATGGCAACACTGTTCAATTTAGGGTATACGATTGGGACAGAAAGAACCCATTGAAACAAGAAAACCTTGATTATTTAAAGAGCATAGGGGTAGAGGTTGTTCGAGTTGATATTGAAGATTGGGACATCAGGCTTTATCGTTTGCAGTATGGATTTAAATGGAAGGGTCTTATAGAGAGTGATGCAACATATGAGATATTGGTTGATGCCGATACATTGTTTTTAGACAACATAGAAGGGTTATTTGATCAGATTAGCTATTATGACTTTATGGTTGTCCCAGAGATGCACAGAAGTATAGATGGTACAGCATTAAGACTTGGATATTTATTCAACATAGGGTTTTTTGTTATAAATCATAAGGCAAAGCATTATTTGAAAGATTCAGTTGAGATGTTAAAGAAAGACAGTACAAGACTGGAGATGGAATCTTTGTGTGAGATAATGAAAGATAAAGACAGTGTGTTTGAGTTGCAGTGGGAAGAGTACATGCATCTGTGGCAAAATCACAAAGCAGTTAAAAAGTCTTTAGTTATAGAGGAAGGAAAACCAAAGATTATCCTTGAGGATGGCAGAAGTATGAAGTTTTATCATTTTACAACAATGATAGATCCATACAAAGACAGTTTGATAAACAGACTCAATGTAGAACCAAAGACTGCGGTTAGAATGTGGGTGAAAAGACACAGTAACCCTGTTATTTTTATTTATGAATATTTTAGAAATTCAGAAGAATTTAATACATTAAAAGAAACAATCGAATCATGGAAAGTATAAGGTATGCGCAGATAGATCCAAACGGACTTTGTAATGCTGGGTGTTGGTTTTGTCCTGTATCCTATAAAGGTAATCCAACAGAGTATATTAATCAGATGTCTCCAGAGGATTTTAGAAATATTATACAACAGGTAGATTATTTTAAAGGAGACATTGTGTCCCCACAGTTTAATGGCATATATACATCTCATTATAACGAATCTTTGTTGTACAGGTATTTCGAAGAGATGCTAGAGACTTTGAGGGAGTTTAAACTAGGAACGGTTATATTAACTAACGGAACTCCATTAACACCAGATAAAGTCGAGATAATCAATAAATATAAAGATGTAGTGTGGGGACTATGCGTTAATGCTCCAATATGGAGTGATGAAGAGCTTTTTGCAAAAAGAACTAATATGAACAAGAGTTTGTTTCAAAAGCTAAAAATAAACGTATCCTATGCCTATGTAAACTTGAAAAACAAAAACATACTATCAATACAGGTTAATGGACACGATAGAGACTCAGGGGCTCTAAAAGGACCAAAGTTCCCAGATATTACAGAAACAGAACTTGAAGAACAAGTTGCCGCAGCAAAAGCATTGTTTCCAAATGCAAATGTATTCAAGCAACCTCATCTTATAGATCGAGTTGGATTGATAGACGAATACATAAGTTCATCTCCATTTGTGCATCCAGAGAAAAAGGTTGTGGGATGTATGGGGAAAAGAGACACAGAGTGGATACATGTCAATGCTAAATCAGAACTTTTCCTTTGTTGCAATGATTATGAGATGGAGCATAAATATGCAAATCTAAAAGAA